CAGTTTTGCATCGGTAACCGGACTTTCGACAGGTACTACCTACTACGTGAGCGCTACCGGTCTTTCGGGTACTACGTTTGAGGTCAGCGCTAGCGCAGGTGGTTCGGTGATCACGCCAGGTGGCACAGGTAGCGCGACTCCAACCATCGACGCGGTCTATTCGACTTTGGGCACGGGGTATCCATGGTATTGCCCCGGCTGCTATGAATCATCGCTCGATTTGGCGGTGAATTTTCCTGCGAGTTTCGTCACGACTGGCATTCACTTGCAAGGCGGTCGTATCGCTGTGCTGAAAGGATGCGGCATTCAGCCGACGGCGGCGACGACGGATTCGGCCATCAGCTTCAACGGTCAATCGGTAGCCGCCTATTTCGAAGGCTGCGAATTCGATTCATCGCAAATGCCCTCAACGGCGTACCAAAACGCGTGGACGGCTTCAGGTATCGCGAATTCCGCCGCGATTCCTAGCGCTTGCGGTATCACGGGCACGTGGTCGAGTGGCTCTCAAATCATCAAGCTTTCCGCAGCGATTGGATCTTGCGCACACAACATCGGCAACAACATCGCCGTGGCAAGCGGCATGACCATTGGAAACGTACAGACCACGGGCTTACAGATCTATACGCAGATTGATGCCATGATCACGACAGTGACATCTGCATGTTCAAGTCCACCATGTGCGCATATCGACCGCCCCGCTATATCGAATGAAACCAATCAGGCTCTTGCGTTTTATGTGACCTTCAATCCTATTGTGATTGGTCAGAACTCGGTCTCTTATGAAGTCAAGGGATGCGATGCAACAATGTATCCGGCCGCTTGCGCTTCCTCGCGACACTCACAGAGCATTTTTCAAGCGCAAGGGAATCTTGCGAAAATTTGCCTTTTCAACATCACAGGTTCTGGTAATTGGTCTGGCGGCAATTTCGATGCGCAAGCCAAGATCGGTGGCTTGGAGTTGACGCGTGTACAGTCAAAGTTCTGGTCGAACGGCGGGAACGATGCTTATACCGCTTATTTATTCATTGATGATACGAACGGCTCGATTCCAAGTTACGAGCATCCGTACCCAGGAAAGCTCTCTCAAGTTTATGCCGAAAACAATACAACTTTCGGCCTTCCAAATTTGTTGCCAGGGATTCAAGCAGCGAGTTGCGGGACGACTTGCGGTATTTATGGAGCTTTCGCATCAAACTACACCAATCCGACTCCAGCCGGCACAGTGATCGTGTGGCCACAGCCGATGGAGCTCGATGGCGCGCTGATTGCGGGTGATCCGCCGGCTGACTTTGTGCCGTACTCCGCAACCTATACGGGTTACACACCGGTCCAGAGCCTAGGCCGCATATGCAATCCGGGGATGTAATCCGCGAGCGCATCGAGCGCGTGAAGCGCTTGAATGCGATGAACGAGCAGAAGTTGATGGCGGTAAAAGCCTATTATCGCGAGCACATTGCGGAATTCATCTCCGATTTTGGCATGACCGTTGATCCTCGCGTCGCCGCCGACGGTCGACAGCCATTCATGCCGTTCGTGCTGTTCCCAAAGCAGGTCGAGCTCGTGCAGTGGATCATGCGCCATTGGCGCGAGGGGACGCCCGGGGTACTGGTGAAGTCACGCGACGTCGGCGCCTCGTGGATTGCCATGGCGGTCGCGTGCTCGCTCTGCATGTTCTATCGCGACATGTTCATCGGATTTGGAAGCGCGCTCGAGGTGAAACTGGACCGTCCCGGCGATCCCGACACGCTGTTCTACAAAGGCCGCACATTCGTCCAATACGTGCCGCAGGTCTTTCGCGGCGCTTGGTCGATTGACCATGACTCGCCCTACATGCGTATTCTCTTTCCCGAGACCGGATCGAGCATCACGGGCGAGGCCGGCGATCGCATGGGCCGCGGCGGTCGCAAAGCAATCTTCTTCGTCGATGAGGCGGCGCATGTGGAGCGGCCGCAGTTGATTGACCGATCACTCTCGGCTACGACCAACTGCCGTATCGATATGTCATCGGTCAACGGCATGGCCAATTCGTTCGCTGAGCGTGCGAACTCAGGGAAGATCGATCGCTTCGATTTCACTTGGCGGGATGACCCGCGCAAGGATGATGCCTGGTACGAACAGAAGAAGATCGACGATGATCCGGTGACCGTGGCGCAAGAGATCGATTGCTCCTTCACCGCCTCGGCGCAGGGCCTTCTCATTGAACCTGAGTGGATCCAGGCCGTGATCGATGCCGATCTGAAACTGAAACTGGACTTATCGACCGGCCAGCGTCACGGCGCGTTGGACGTGGCCGACGAGGGCGTGGACAAGAATGCCTTTGCGGCGCGCCATGGCAATGTGCTGGTCCATGCCGAAAGTTGGTCGGGCAAGCGTTCGGACCTCTTCAAGACCGCTGAGCACGCCTTCGATCTCTGTGACGAGCATGGCTTGCAGTCCTTCGCCTATGACAATGACGGTATCGGTACCTCGGTCAAGGGCGATGCCAATGTCATCGCGGCGCGCCGCGTGAGCCAAGGCTTGAAGCGCATTACCGTTTCGGGATTTCGAGGCTCGGGCGAAGTGCTCTACCCGGAGCGTGAGATGGTCAAGGGCCGCAAGAACAAGGACTATTTTGCCAACGCCAAGGCGCAAGCCTGGTGGCATCTACGCCTCATGTTCCAGGATACCTATCGGGCGCTACACGGCTTGCCGCATAATCGCGACATGCTCATTGCCATCCGAAAGAGCTTCAAGGAACTCTCGCGGCTCACGATCGAACTGTCGCAACCGACCTACGAGAAAAACACAGCGGGCAAGATTCTGATCCAGAAGACGCCGCCCGGCACAAAGTCGCCGAACTTGGCGGATTCCGTCATGATGGTTTATGCCCCAGCGAAGCCCAAGATGCGCATCTCCGAATCGCTATTTGACCAAGAGGTAGCCTGACATGCCACTAGAATCAGGAAAAAGTCGCGAAGCCTTTTCGCACAATGTGAAAACCGAGATCGCTGCCGGCAAGCCACAGAAGCAGGCTGTCGCAATCGCCTATGCCAAGCAGCGCGGCGATGCTGCAATCGATGAGATTCAGCGCCGTGCCAATGCCGGCGAATATGTCTCCGGCCGCGACATGAAAAGGCTCAATGGCCGCTCGTAAGAAACCAGCGCCCAAGCGCCGGCGTGTCTCAGACTCGCTGCTCGCGCTCGGCAGTGTGCGGAATGATACGGCCATCACGCCGCACCGCACGCAGCTGCGGCTTCCCGACTTGCCGCCGAACGTGTTGCCGGAGGGCAAGCGGTTAGCCATGGACGATGCGACGACCACGCTCAACAACTGGTCGAATGGCATCACCGGTTGGGGCTGCGGCCTCTACTTCCCGGGCTATCAGTACCTCGCCGAGCTCGCGCAGCGCCCGGAGTATCGCTCGCCCATTGAGACCATCGCCGAGGAGATGACCCGCAAGTGGGTCAAACTCACGAGCACGGGTGGCAAGGCTGCCGACAAAATCCAGAAGATTGAGGCGCGCTTCAAGGAATTGAACGTTCAGGACTTGTTCCGGCGCGTCACCGAGTTAGACGGTTACTTCGGCATGGGGCACTTGTTCGTCAAGTTGAAGGGCGACAACGCCAAACGTGAAGACCCGCTCATCATTGCGCCAGAGACGGTGCGCCAGGGCACGCTTCAGGGCTTCAAGACCATCGAGCCCATGTGGACGACGCCCGTAGCATGGAACTCGACCGATCCGACTGAGCCCGATTTCTACCGGCCCAACATGTGGTATGTGTTGGGAAAGCCCACGCACGCGACCCGCATGCTCACCTTCGTCTCGCGCGAGGTGCCGGACCTACTCAAGCCCTCGTACAACTTCGGCGGTCTCTCGCTCTCGCAGATGCTCGAGAGCTATGTTAACGACTGGCTGCGCACGAAGAAATCGGTGGCTGACCTGATCCGCAATTTCTCGATCATCGCGCTTTCGATGGACATGGAATCGGCGCTGTCGGGCGGTGAAGGATCGGAGCACTTCAACCGCCTGCGTCTCTTCGTCCAGGATCGCGACAACCGCGGCGTCATGACCTTGAACAAGGACACCGAGGAGCTCAACCAGATTGCCGTACCCCTATCCTCGCTTCCCGAACTGCAAGCGCAGAGCCAAGAGCACATGTCGGCGATTTCGCACCTGCCGCTCAGCAAAGCCTTCGGGATCACGCCCACCGGGCTGAACGCCTCGACCGAAGATGAGCTTTTGATGTTCGATGACCACATCCACGCGCGGCAGGAAATTCAGTACACGAAGCCCTATCGCGCGGTGCTCGAGCTCGTGCAGCTTGACTTGTTCGGCGAAGTCGATGATCGGATCGTCTACGAGTACGAGCCCTTGCGAGAATTGGACGGCGAGGCGCTCGGGCGTGTAAGAAAAGGCGATGCGGAAATGGCCGGCGTGCTCATTCAGAACGGTGTTATCTCACCTGAAGAGGAGCGAGCGCGGCTTGCTCGTGATCCCAATTCCGGATACGACGATTTGGTTCCGGCCGATGTGCCGGATCCCGCGGACATTCCGGGTCAGCAAACTGAAGAGGGTGAAGGCAAAGATGACCTCGACGAGGCAGCGTAAAGAATCTCCCCGCCAGTTGCGTGACGCGTATGTGCCATCCCGAGAGAA